ACTTGCTTCTTTATCTAAGTCTTCATAACGATAAAGCAACCCAGCCGACATCATTTTTTGGCAAAATTCTCTCTCGGGATTTTGATTGCCTACATACTCGTATCTAATTCTGAATAACGGATTGTCTTGTATGCTTTCCATATCTCCAGTACTCGGTATTACAGATGCTAAACTCATTTTATATTTGAACATAGCATTAAACTCATCTTCTTTATCGGTTGCTGGTCGAATATCTACAAGCATCCATTCGTCAGAACTTAATTTTTCTCCTTTAAGATTTTCTAAAATAGCTTTACCCAAATCTGTATCCAAAGATGGAACGTCTGAATTTAGTGTTTTTTGCCCCGTTTCTTGCTCGATTTGTTCTTTGGTAACCGCATTACTCAAATCATTAAATTCAAGTGGTTGTAAGGTCTTAAAATACAAATCAAGAGAAATGTTATTGTATGCTAAAATAGTATTGAAGTTTTTAATCAACAAGTTCTGAAATGGTCTGATAACTGTGTTATCCATCAAGATAGATGCAGTCTGTAATTCTTCCGCATTATTCCCAAATCCCGTTTGGTCTTTAATTCCTAAAAGCATTGGAGATATAACTCGGTGTGCTACCATAATCTTACGCATACTCTCGTCTGAAAGGAATTGGTATTGATTGTGAGCATCAGAAAGTTGAACTGGAGTTATAGTTGCTCCGTAGTTATTTGAGTCGTTGAAAGATAAGATAAATCTACCAGCGTTTGAAGTACCGCTAAACTTCGCTTGAATTTTTCTTTCTGTTTCTCTTTGCTCATCTTCAGTAGGTGTACCGTTATTGAAATTGATAAGCATAGATGGTGCTAAACCATTCATTATGTTATTCAAATGATAGTTTGATATTTCTTCTTCAAGTTCGCAATATTGTAATCCACCTTGATAATCTACTGGACTGTAATAGTAGAAGCCAGTTTTGTAAGGTTTGATGTAAAATATTTCTTCATTTTCTTTACTTGTGCCAAAAGCTGGTATTTGTAGTGGTTTATTTGTTTTGGTTACTTTTTGCCAATCTTCTGAATAGTAGTAAAATTCTACATCACCATCTTCATTGCATTTACCACTTCTTAAAGTTTCCACTGGGAAATGGTTACATTCTAATACTCTTGCTCGGTCAATAGAATATACAACTTGAATTGCACACTGCCCCATACCTTTCAAATCATTAACCAATCGCTCGGTAGTATCATCATCAAATAATAACATTGCTTGTGCATAGTCTTCTGGTTTCAATAAACTGTCAGTAGCATCAAGTCCTTTCCCAAATATCATTTGAGAGATACCATTTATGATAGCATTATTTGTTGGCGAACCATTTATCCTATCTTGTAGATAACCAAAGTAGTCGTTATCTTCTCCGTAGTCAATCCAATCTTGATTTCTAACTTCTACTACCTTTGGCGAAGTATATGTAGCTAATGATACAACTCCAATTCCTCCAATTGCTTTTTTCTCTGCTTCTTTAGGAACTATCTTTTTTGTTCTCATATTGTGATGTATGTATTATTATTTATCGTAGGTAAAATATATTCCCCATTGTTTATTGAATATGTACCATATAATGGTTGGTCTGTGCAAAACATTCTATCTTTGTAAATAACTTCATTTGTTGCACCAAAATAAACCTTTAAAGTGTAAAATGTATTTTCTTTTAAAAAGTCTAATGTCATAAAATCAATCTCAAATAAATCTCCAATAGTAAATGCAGATATAGGAATATTAACATATTCTTGTTTTGTAGTTTCATCTATAATATCCACATATATATCATTCAAATCTTCATCAAATTGACGAGTTGGAATTATATATATCCATTGTGCTTCTGCTGTTGTAAGTACTATCATATTAATATAACGCAATAATTTATGAATTTTGCATAAAAAAAAACGGTATTGAATAAACAATACCGTTTCCGACCGAGAAACCTCAATCCAATCATCGTCCAAGATGTAAATTATGCTGGTGTAATTTGAGTTGGTGTTGCTCCCCCAGCTATTCTTGAAGTTACCAAAGATGCAGTAATAAATTGTGCCATCAAAGGTTCTTGCCCAGTAATAGTTAAAGAGTAACCATTCAAATCTCCCAATGCTACTCCAGTTGAAATAGTACCAGTTATTGTAGTTCCTCTTGTCATACCTACTGATAGGTAGTTTCCGTTGTTATCTTTGATAAAAACGTGAGGTCGTGTAGCAATTACTTTTTGTAATTCTACTTGTGTTAACGGATCAAGTTTAGTCAAAACAAGTGTCAATGCTTGTTCAAAAAAAGTAGTTCCATTATCATCACTTGAATTTATTGTTTGCTCCAATCCCGATGCAGATTTTACATCGTATTGATATAAATTGTATGTAGAACTTGCGAATGCAGTTACATATCCAGTTGCACCAATTGTAGCAGTACCTAAAGTACCATAGTCTGCGAAGTAGATTGTTTGGATACCACCTACGGCATCTTTACAAGCTAATTTACGCCCCGTTGCCATTAAACAAGCCATAGTTATATATTTTAAAAATTAATACTTTAAAAGGGATGTTTCCATCCCCTTTAATATTACAATGATGAGAATACTACTGAATCAGCACCAAATCCTACTTGAAGACCTTGTGTCCAACGCATAATAAATCTTACGTTTTTAGAACCATCGATGTCAGCCATATCAATTGTTTTAACAAGGTTTTGGTCGTCTAACAAACCACAACCGAAGTATAAATTTTCAATTGTAGTAAGTACCATAGAGTTTCCACTATCTACTACATTTAATCCGTTTGCAACGAATAATTGAATACCCTCGAAAGTTAATGCAGTTCCGTTTGCATACCACATTGAACCTTGATTTGCGAAACCATTAGAACCCAATCCACTTGCTCCGAAACCTCCTAATGCAGATACGTATGCTTTAGCAACTTTTTGAGATACAAATAATCTTAAGTCTTCTCTACCATAAATTGCAGTAGGACATTTTGCTACAACCGCTTTCAATTGTGCAATAACAGTAGTACTGTCAACTGATGCAGAAGTTTCTTTAATTGCTCCATCGTCAACTAATAATTTTGGGAAACCATTAGTTACATTCCAAAGGAAATTTTCTGTATTCAAAGCAACGTCTTTCAAGATTTTACCGATGAAGAAATCAGAGAATGTTGTTGGCATTACATCGAATGCTGAATAACCCATTTGAACTGCATCCCAATCCGATTGGAACGGAGTTTTACAAAGTTGCAAGTTAACTTGTTTCTCACTTACTGTTAATACTTTCTCTGCAAGAGTTACAATTCCAGTATCATCAAAGTCGCAAGTTGCATCTTGAATAATGTTAGATGAAGTTAAGGTCTTAACTACTTCTTTGAATTTTACATTTGGTCTTACAGTTACACCACCATTTGCAATAGTGTTTGCAGATAAAATTGCAGCGTTAATGTAATTCCCAGCGAACTCCCCAGCGTAAGTAGTATTAATGTTGTTTATAGTACTTAATTTTGTGCTTCTTAAATTTTTCATTTTATGTTATTTTTTTATATTATTAATTATGCTTCTGATACCCAAACTCCTTGACCGCATTGAATGTACCAAGCACCTACTGCAACCGCTTTGATTACAACAAAATCTCCTCTTTTAGTAGTAGCTTTTGTGTTGATAAAATCTTTGTTTACTACTCCACTTGCTCTGTTCATAGATGCAGTTGAACCAGTTACGAAAGGGAAACCACCAATGAAAGCATCTGTTGAAGCTGGAGACAAAGTGATAATGTTATTAGCATCTGCTCCAGTATTTCTGAATGTGAATTCTAATCCGATATTATCAGATGAAATAGCTGGTAAAGTGATTACTAATGCGTCTGTTGCAATATTATAGTCTCTTGAACTATTTGCCTCAGATAAAGTTTGTGTTGTTGTTAATGTAGTAGATATTTTTCTTTCTCTAACTACTTGATTTGAAATTGAATTTGCCATTTTGTTTTTTTTTATTTAATTATTATTTTTATAATGCTTTTACGAATATCGTTACCGATACTAAATAACTTGGAGTTGTTCCACTCAATAAATACGTTGTACTTGTAGGTGTAGGCAATGCCAAATTAGTTGTTAGTTCGTTTATAACCGCATAAGCAGTTACAGTCGCAGTACTTAAAAAGTCTGCCGATAAAATTGCACTTACCGCAGTATTTGTAGCAGTAACGATTGCAGTCATTGTAGCACTTGCAGTTGAAGTCGCAGTAGTAGAAAATACTAAAGGAACTACAACATCATATCTATAATGAAAATCGTTAATTGCAGTTACAGTTGGCGGTGTATAACCAGCTGGTAATCTATCTACTGGTAATGCGTTTACTGTTCCGTTTAGAGTAATTGCCATCTTTAGTTGTTGTTAGCTAATTTTGCGAAAATTATTGCTTGTACGTCTGTTGAATTTACTTCTACTTTTGCTTTTTTAAGTTCAGTAGGTTTGTGTGTCAATGGTTTTCTAGCCGAAGTTGTTGAAAGCGTTTCTTTCATTTCAGTTTGACCTCCACTTAAAGCATCGATTTTAGCTTGTAGTTCATCTAACTTTGGTTGGATAGCATCTACTACTGCAGTCAAAATTTCTTCTAGTGTAGCTGGAACGTCTGCCATTTCAACTTCTTTCTTTTTTTCTGCTTCAACTTCTGTTTCTGCTTCTGGTAATTCAATCTCTCCGATTTTACCAATTTCAGTTACATATAAAGTGGAACCATCTGCCATAAGATATTCTCCAACTTCAAGTTCTTTTTTGTTTTCGCCATCGATAGCAAAAATAGGTTGTCCTACTGCAAAGCTATCTGCTTCTACAACAGTTCCATTCTCTAAAGTCATTTGTTCTAACTTTACTTTTCTGTTAAGTAACGCATTGATGCGTGATAAAATTTCTGTGTTCTTCATTTGTTTATTTATTGATTAATTGCCTAAATTAAAAATTAGATTATCTGCTATATCATATAAATCACTATATTCAGTTCCAATTTCTGGAAATATATCATTAAACGGTATCCCTAAATCTAGTAATTCTTTTGCCATTTCTTTATACTCTGCTTCTGCATCGTTGAATGACATCCCAGCTTGTTGAATTGCAGTTTGCAATTCTTCTGCTAATGCCAATGCTTTACTTTGTGAATTTTTTATTTCTGCATTAAAGTCATTAACAAGAGTAGATATTTCATTTGCCTTAGCATTAAGATTATCTTGTACTTCTCTAATGGCATCTTCAATAGCACCTAAATTTTGTTTGTCTTTAGCACCTAACTTTTGCTTTGCTAACTTTTCAAATACTTGTCTTTGTGTGTTCATATTGTTTGTTTATAATATAACGTTTCCATGAATTAATTTTGCATTTTCGTAAACTTCATCTTCTACTTCGTATTCAATTACTTCGTAGTTTATATTTGCTTCTGCTTCTTTTAAATCAAAGGTTTCGCACCAGCTTCCATCTTCGTAAAGCATTCTGTATTTAGTTAAATTTTTCATATTTTTATTTATTAAGTTAATGCTCCTCTATTCATTGGTGGCAATGTAATTCCAATATAATCTAAAACAACTAAATTCGCTGCAGATGCCAGTCCGTGAGTAGTTATAAACATACCATTCAAAACAATATTTGTTGGAATGTTAGTTGCTAAAGTTTGTGAAAAAACTTGCGTTCCATTCATTAAATAAATTTCATATCTAATTAATGAAAGTGAAACTACTTTTACTCTAAAATGATACCACAAATCAACTGTCATTGCATAAGATGAAGTACTACTACTTACAGATGCATTTGTATTTTTACCTACTGCGACTGTTGCATTTGTAATTTCAAAATAAACTCCCGAAGTAAAATCAGCAACTGTTATTGAGCCAACTGTAAATCCAAATCTTATTGGCGAACTTGCATCAACTGTAGCTGGTAATTTAAAAATACAATCAGTTTGTAAATTAGTAGATAATTTACCCAAAAATATTGTAGCTGTACTCGCTGAATTTGCTATATAAACTCCACTGTTTATAGTTGCAGATGAAGTTAATGTAACAACTCCATAATGGTCTGCATCAAATTGAGTAGATGCAGTACTTACACTTCCAGATGCAATTGCAGTTGGCACGAATACTCCATTTGTTAATGAATTTGTAAATTCGTGGCTTATAGTATAACCGTTATTCCTTTCGTTTACATCAGAATTTAAAACTGTTTTGTTTTGCCAAAGTTCTAAAGTTGCATCATAAACTAATGCTTGATTTTCTAAAGGCGTGACAATGTTTACATTGTGTAATTCGTCAAGTTCCCAACCGTTCATAATCTTAACGTAGATACTTCCATGAATAGCGTGGGAATATTCTACATAACCTAAAACTACAATGTGTCCAGTTAACCCAGTTGGTTTAATATTTGTAATTCTACCAGCTACTGTTGGACTTAAATATAAAACATCGCCATCAAGCCAAGTTTCACTTTGAAGTGAACCAGTAGTATTAATTTCTTCAAGTTGTCCAAAGGTCATAATATAACCCTCTTGATTATTTGTTGTGTTTTCACACGCAATACCAAAAGTATCAACTGAATTATTATCATTATTCGCTTGTGCTAAATTAACCGCTAATCTACCGCCTTGTGCTGAAGTAACTTTCACAACTTGATAGCCAGCTTTAGTCAAGTTTACGCCACTTTTATTGACAATACGTGCAACTGTATCAAATCCATTTTTCAGTACTGTATTCCCACCTAAAAGAGTTGTTTCAGTTATTCCTAAAGTAGCATTCCATCGTGTTATTCCTACCCCAGCAGTTCCAGTTGGTGTTAAGTCATATTGATATTGTCCAGCTTTTACTTGAAACTCTCCCAAATCTACATTTGCAGTTGCTCCAGTATAAGGAACAAAAGTTGCCGAAGTTGGTATTGTAGGTTTATTCAGTATTTGAGCCAAGCCACTTGTCGCATTCCAATCGCTATTGACTTGTGCCGATGGAATTGTAGGTTTGTTTAAAATTAAAGCCTTGCCAGTTGTAGCGTTCCAATCTGAATTGACTTGCTCTGCTGGAATTGTAGGCTTATTTAAAATTTGTGCAACTCCACTCGTAGCATTCCAATCTGCATTTACATTCGTTTGTGCTTTTATAGTTGCGATAGAAACTTTCTTTGTTTCTCCACCATTTACAATTGGTAGTACATCCGCATCGGTTAAGACTGTTGCTGGGTTTAATAATGATATTGGATTATCCATTTTCTAATAGTATTTTTGAGTTATTTTCTTGTAGTAATTTTGAACCATTTTCTTGTAAAAGATAAAAAGTTTCCGCACCGCTTATCCTTTGTATTCTACCTATACCTTGTGCCATAATAGAACCATCGCAACAATCTTTAGAGTAGGTGTTATCATCGCAAATACAACCTCTTTGACCGCCTTTAG